TAGTAAAAATACCTAATTCGTCTAGTAATTCAGGCTCTAGCTTAGTAACACCACGGCTAAGACGGCTTAATGCATCTTGCATGTCTACACCAAGGGCTTGCGAGGCTTGTTTTGCTACCTTACCTAAACGTAACACTTGTTCACTACTTAAGCCTGCTGCGGTAGCTTTTGCTGTAGCTTGCATAGCTTCACGTAAGCTAACGGCACCATCTGTGGTTTCTACTAGTCGTTTAGATAGGCTGCCTAGGGCCATGCCACTAGCCGCTCCAAGCTGATCTAGTCCCTTAATCATATTTGTAGTATCCATGGCATTACTTAGGCCACGGAAAGCAGCAGTTACAGCAAAAATATTAGCTGCAAACGTTGCGTACAGACGAACTAAGCCACCAAGCCCTTGAGCTTGGTTTGCAAAATCTCTAGCGCTTGCTCCTGTTCCTTGAGCACTACCACGGGCGCGTCCATATTCTTCGCCACTCATTAGTGCTTGTGAGCCTGTTGGCGCTCCTGCTGCACGTGCAGCAGCCTGCCAGCGCTTTTGACCTTGCGCTTGCATTTGCTTAATTGCACCAGTAGTTTCATCAACGGTTTGGCGCAAGTCTTTTACATCTTTAATTACTTTTTTGGTTGAGCCATTATCGGTAACGTTTACGCCATAAGTTATATTTTGTGTAGCCATTCTAGCTCCATCATCGAGTAGCTTTTTCGTACTCAAGAATTATGAGTAAATTTTCGAATTTACCTAGATTATAGCACACCAGGAAACCCCTGTCAATGCAGAAAATTCTTGAGCACAAAAAAACCCCTACGGGCTACTTGCCTGCAGGGGTTTTTTGAGTTTGTTTTAATTTTTCAGATATAACTTTACTTCGTTCTTCGTCTATGTATCTGATTAGTTCTAGTAATAATAATTGTTCAGGTTGTTCTATTTGATATAAGTTAAAAAGGTCAAAAACTATACCGTAGTCTTTGCCTAGATAATTTCCTGCCATAAAATCCCAGTTGTCTGAGAGCATTCTGTATATATCAAACGCTTGCTGAACTTCTTGTTCAAAATCTTGAGGTTCTACGGGGATTTCTTCTTCGACTGGTTCATTACCTAAGACTTCGCACATTTCAAAGTACTGATCTTTGGTCATACCGACTTCAGCATTTTGAAAGTAGTTACGAAGTCGTAATATTACTGTGTCGATTTGTTCGTAGAAAAGTTTCCCAGGTCAGTAACCTGTTCGCTTACAAACTGATCAAAATTTTGTGAATTCTTCATGAGATACAGTGCATTTTCTTCGCTGTACTCTAGTTCGCTTTCAGGATCTTCACTACTAATATCAACAGGAGCTAGTTGCTCTAGATATTTTAGTTTTAATCCAGTCCAACCTTTAATACACCCTTTTACATAAAGCTCTAAAAATAGGTCGTCATTAAGTTCTTCTTGTGGTTGGCGATTTTTAAAACTGGTTTTTGTTGCTTTTTTACGAATTGTTTGTAGAGTTTCACGGCTTAGGAATGCTACCTGAATTTTAAAATCTGGCATGCCAGGATATTCTACTTCAATTGATTTTGAAGGTACTAAGAGGGATTTAAGGGAAATTGTCATGTGTAATTTTACTATGGTTATAGTCTAGAGGGAAGATCCCCCTAGACTTGTGTTAAAATTAAGGAGCTACGTAAGTTACAGTAAGCTCATTAGTTGCACCTAGATCAAAATTAGTTCCGGTGTAGCCCTGAGCTGTAAAGTTAATTGTAGCACTTACAACCTGTTCAGTATTAACAGTGGGAATACTGAGTACAACAGCAGGCATAGCAAAGTCTACTCGGGTTGCTGCGTTAGCTGCTCCACCAATACTTACCTTTAAGTTATAATCTGGATTAACGTCAGTAGCGCTATTTGTTAATAGCGTATCCATTAAGTCTGCACTAGCGCTACCAGTGCCAGTACGTAAGTAGCAGTTTAGGGTACCGCTAATAGCACGAGTCCCTGTAAAATAAGTAGCGGGTTTATTTACAGTGCCTAAGTTAGCAGGTGTTAGGTAGGTAATATTATTGCTAATTGTTAAACTACCGCCTGTTAGTGCTATAGTATATGCGGTAGTATTGCCACTAATACCATCATATAGTGTAACTGTACTTAGCTTATTAGCTAAGAAAGGTGCTGTGGTTACTTTTGCTAAAAATGTACCTACTATGCTGGTACTAAAAGTTGTACCACTAATACCAGGTGACTCAATTTGACGTAGTGTGCTGCCTTGTCCGGCCCACTGAATAGTAGCAATAGAATCTAAGCCAAAATCAATAGTTGCTGTATTTAGTACACAATTATCAATAACAAAAGTAGTACCGTCTAGTACAATAATTAAACCAAATTTTTGTAGCTGGTGTGCATTTGAATTTGTAAAAGAAGCTACTGCACTGGTTCCACTTTCTGTCCAACCGCCTGCAGTATCAGCAGCGTCTGTTACAAGTGCTTTCCAAAGTACACTTTCTTCACAAGTTACGTTACTTCCAGTACCATTTGGACGCATATAGGTTGAAAAACTAAAGTCGACAGGATCTAAGCTAGTATTAAACTGGCGTTGTCCACGAACTGGTGTAGCACCAGCTTCGTTTAGAGTAACAGTTTCACTAGTAGTATTTTGTGAAAAGCTCATACCATCCAAGACTTGAATTTCGCGAGTAGTTGTGGCAGTATGATCTGTATCACCACCAACACCTAGTATAACTGCTCCAGTATTTGCATCTACATTAGTAGTAAAAAATACTCTTGCATTACGAATTAAATTAAAACTCATATCTGTTCCTTTTTATAGGGCCCACAAATATACTTAAACTAGACTATTATCTGTTTGCGTACTTTGTAGTAGGTTACACTTACATTATATCATAACGTACTTGTAAGTTGATTTCGCCAATCGCATAAGGTGCTAGAACTCCCTCATCCGTAACAATTGATAAAACTAGGATTTCTGTAGTATCTGCTCCGGTTGTGGTGTCGTATACAAGTGTGCGATTAGCAGTTATGCACTGTTCTACATCTTCTAGTAAGATTTCAAGTTGTTGTTGTGCGCTTTCACCGCGACAATATACTTTTATGCTTACACCTAGGTATCCCCAAGCAAATCCGCCTGGGTGGTACTCTCGGGTTTCACTACCGGGCGTAATATAAATACTTGGAAAGTCTTGTACTTCGTCCCAGAATTTTAGCTGAGGATAAGCATTATTATAGATATTGGTTTGATAGGGAGAATCCCCGGTTAAGCTCTCGTTGAATTTTTGGGCAAGAGCTGTAACAATTGATGTTCTTCTGGTCATATGACTACAGCCCTTAATCTGGTGATAGCCTGCTGTGCAGCTAATTCACGAATTGATTTACTTATTAACAATTTAGGGTCTCTGGACCTTGGATATTGTTGGCGACCACCTTCTGAAAAAGTTGCATATGGATTTTTCATATAACTATAAAAAGCAGTTATCATACCTGCTCTGCTTTCTGTAAGATTTTCTACTTTTACACTTTCTGCAAATCTACCAGTACGTAAGTTTAATATATCCCGTCTGGTTCCGTTACCCATATTCTCTTTAACTACTCTTACTAGATTACTATTAAATAGATCTGCTAATCCTGTTAAGTTTGTTACGCTAGACTTGGTTGTGCTTCCAGTAATTTTTACATTTTTGGGTTTTGTAATCCTAGATTTTACAGTTTTTAATTCTTGTTTTAGTTGTTGAATTATGGGCTGCCCAGTTTTTTTAGCAGAAGTTATTTTTGCAGAAAAATTCTTACTTTGTCCTACTTTAATATTGGGAGTATTAACTTTAATAGTTCGTTTACTGCCTTTTCCCTGCATTATATCATCAACTATAGCAGGTAAAAATTCATTAATACTATCAGAAGTTCTTAGCTTTAATAAGTAGTCTGGATCACGAGTAGTTTTTAATATTGCAGTTAACTGCTCGTTGTACTTTTCTAATTTTTTATCAAACTCTAGCAGCGCTTTTTCAAACTCTTTTACTGTAGTTGCTGCTGGCTTAGTTACTAATCGTTTTCCATCACTACTTAAATTTGAATTTTGTATTAATTTTTGTAAGAAGCTAACTATTTGAATTGCTTGACTTATACTACCAGATTCCCTATTTTGAACAATAGCTTGAATTTGAATATTCATTCGTAAGCTGTTCTCAGTAAAATCTTTTTTTGCTCTGGCTAGTATTTCATTATATTTACCATCTAATCGATTTAAGCTTGTGGTACCTTCATCTAATAATCCGTATAACTCTACAATTTGATTGAGAATATTATCTTCTTCTTTGAGATCACCTAAGCTTACAAGTGCTCTACCATATGTTTGAGCATAAATATGTCCACGATCAAAACTACCACTTAAAGTTTTTTCTATTTCTTTTCTACTTTGCCCTGGAAAAGCTCCAATATATTCTAAGAAATGAGCTACATGAGTTAGTGTATTTTTATGTGAAAAATTTAATCCACGAATTGCTATAATATTTTCTAACTGATCTTGTGTGAACTCATTAATTACTTGACTTATTTTTTTCTTACTTCTTAAAAAATAAGCCTTATCAAGTACTGTTCCATCATTAAAGTAAATTTCATAGTGACGAGCTAAATATTGTGGGTAATTTGTTGCTAAAAACTTCATGTAAGCTACCATAGGCTTTGTATTTGAAACAATATTATATGCTTTAAATATATCAATAATATCGTCTTCAGTTAATACTAAGGCAGTTCTGCCTTGCTTTTCGCCCATGGTTCTAAATTTTTCAGATAGTTGCTCTCGACCTGCTTTACCTCGTGTAATAACTGAAGCTGCTTTTTTAAATGGTCCACTTTGAAAGCTTTTAACAGATTGTTCAACAAATCTATTTAATAATTGTTGAACATCTTGAGAAACTTGTTGTGCAGCTTTGCCTTTTAAACTTGCTGAAAAATCTTTTATAGCCATTATGCATAATCCGCCATATAAAGATCAAAAACTCGTCTAATATGTGCTGGCAGGCTACTACTAATTACATATTCAATTTGGGTAGTATTAGTGCCGGCAGATTTTGTAGATTTTACTGCACTATCATTATCTTTATAATAAGTTAGCAAATCCATACAAGCTGCTTTTAAATCTTCTGGTACAGCCTCATATCCGCCAAAATAACTAATCTTATATCCGCGAATTAGCTTTTCAAATCGTCCACTACTATGCAAGCATATAATATCGTCACCGTCTTGTACCCAATCAGTAAACTTTATCAGACTGGTATAGCTTTGGCCATAATTTACGCTTTTTTGAACACTGGTTACTGTTGCAACGGGGGTTTCTTTTAGTAGTATACGATCATATCCGCCTTCAGTATACTCTACAAGCGGATCGTTATAGTAATCTATAAATGTACGTTTGCAATAAGTCTTAGCAAACTGTGATACTTTTGGAATTAAACTGTCAATTTCACCATCGGAATTTGCACTGTTAATTCCCATATAACTTTTGTATTCCTGTCTGGTAAATAAGTTTAGTCCCATAATTGCTCCTATGTTTCCAGTCCAGACTCGTTAGAATCTAGACCAGAAACAGGACTCTAAGAGTCCTGTTAGCTTCCCATCCCTTGAGAATTAGGCTACAAAACGTAGTGCGCTAACACCCATTCCGTGATTTGTAGTAACTTGTGTCATGCCGGTGCGTAAGCTAGCAACCATGACACGACGTTGTGTTTCTACTAGATCGTCGGTATCGACACGTAATCCGCGCTGATTACCTACTAGGAAGTTAGCTGGTGCAAAACAAATTGCTCCAACTACACCTGCTGCCTTATCTGCAAACTCGCCGCTGACTAAAACAGGAGTATTTGCAACGCTACCAATTTGACCAGTTAAGAGAGTAGCTGCT